ATAAATCTTACTTCCAGCAGAAACGGCTAGTTTAATTGCCGATAACCACATAATTAGTAAGCCTTAGATTTTCTTTTCTTGTCTGGTCTTACTGCACCTTGACCTTGTACTTCTTCTTCAGGTCCACCAGTGCCAATTAAGTTAAAAGCAGCGTCCGCAGTAGTTTTTGATCTAGGATCAATCTCTGTTTCTTGTTCTCCAACTTTAACTTCTTTGATTTTATCAAGTTTTTGCATTTTTTTACTCCTTTTATTAATTATCCTCTACCATAACTTGTGCTTTTTGTACACCCGACTTTGCAAGACTGACTCCAGCTCTTAATTTAGCTAAATCTTCGTTCTGTTCCATCTTATCTTCTGCAATTTCTTGTGCTTGCATCAATTTTGCTCTGTTTAAATCTTGATTTGCTTCATCATTTATTCTTTTTCGCTCATTTTCCATCGCACGAAGGTCAACTTCACGTGATTTTAGTTTTAAAAGAGGGTCATTATCAAATTGTGACGTAATTTTTTTCTCTTCTTTCATGTATTCTTCTGTCATTTCTGCAATTAAGACCGCTTTTCTTGATTCAATTTGATTTGTAAGAGCTTGAATCTGCGCTTGTACCTGTGGATTAGTTGCTGCTTGTTGTTGCATCATCATCATCTGTTGCATTTGCTCTCTAAACTCTAATTGTACTTGTTCTTGTGCCATAATTGAAATGTGTTCTAGTATATTTTTTTGTATGGCCGCCATAACCGCTGGATTATTTCTAACAATGTTAGTTGACATGAAATTTAAGTGAGCTGTAATGTGAGCTCTGTGGTCTTGACCAGGAAAAGCTTGAAATGGTTTACCAGCTAAAGCATTTATATGCTCCATACTTGGGTCCATCGGTGCAGTTGGCGCTGGTGGTGGTAAAACTGCATCAACATCTTTTACACCTATCGCATTATACATGTTTCTATAAATTTGATACATGTTGTGTAGCTGTGGATTTGATGTTGCAATTTGTAATTGTGTCTGTGCTAAAGTAATTCTTTGCGACATTGAAAAAATATTTGGATCTGCAACCGGTACAACATCTACTCTATCATCAAAGTCCGCTTGTTTAATATTTCTTGCACCACCAACAACATCGTATGGATATTCTGGTGGTAAATATTGTGAAACAACTTTAGATAATAGTTTAAACTCCGACTTCATTGCTGCATAACATCTTTTGTGAATTGCAGACATCACACGTGAGCCACGTTCTAATAGTGCAACTGTTGTTCCAACTGCAGCACCTTGGTTTCCATCGCCTACTTGCATATCAGCAATAGCCGCGAATCTCTGACCAGCTTGTACAACGATACCTAAAAGATTTAATAAAGTCTGTGAAGGCTCTTTATATGGCAAAGGAAAAAACGCATCTCTTAAGTTACCGCCTGGTGCATCTACATCTTTAAATTCACCTGGTTGTATTGGAGCTGCCTCATCTCTAACTCTTACACCTCTTTGTTTAAATCCTGCTGGTAAGTTTGATAACGTACCTGCGTCTAATAATTGACGGA